TACTATGGGATCAAAAGTCTCCAGAAGGTTATCTGAAGATTATGGCGGTCCTGCAGAAGTTTATCGATCAGGCAATCTCGGTCAATACTTCTTATAATCCTCGTCACTATGAGGATGAGAAGATCCCGATGTCTGAGATGATCAAACATATTTTGATGCACTACAAGTATGGCGGTAAGACGCTCTACTACTTCAACACCTTTGACGGTGCTGGTGAGATTGAAGAAAACAAACCACTCGCACAAGGGCAACTAGATGATGAGGATTGTGACTCTTGTAAAATTTAACAGGAGTATTACATGGCAAAGTCCATTACATCAAAGCAACTACATGTTCCAATCGTAACAGGAACATCTCAAGATACAAGACGTCCTAAATTATCGTCAATGAATAAGCACAAGAAGAGAAACTTTAAGGCATATCGTGGGCAAGGAAGATAATGCAATATATTAAAATTGATAGTGATATGTGGTCAGACGCAGGCAAAGTTTGGTTTGTGCATGAGTATACGACGCGTGAAAATAGTACCGGCGTAACTCTTACGATTGAAGATACCACAACCGGCGAAATTCAGACACGGGTTGTTCCACAGAACCAAATCGAATGGCTCGAAGCGAAGGACTGGTAATGCTATACACAGGATCGGGGAATATACCTCATCACATCTATTGTTGGGTAGATTCTTCGTTCATTCGTAAAGATGCCAAACCAAACACATACGAACCTTGCATCTGGTTTGCATTGCATGCTAAAGCTGGTCATTCTTGGGGTTGTCATGTGATGCTCGAGTGTGGAGCAGTTTGGCGTGGAGTTCCGCCGCATGCATTAGCCTTCGCGCCTAATCCAGAGAAAACGTGGCAGCTTGAAGATACACAGATATGGGATTGTTATGGTGATCAGTTTTCGGTATTGATATATAACTATCTACACAGCCAACAAGCAGAGATTCGAAAGACCGGCCTTTTCGGCCGTTATCTTTTTACAGTGATTCCAATGCACGATGGATATTCACAAGATCCTTCTCAGTCGAAGGAATTTATGTTTATTCAATTAGACAATGGCAGACTGACTATCATGCCTACAAACGAACTTCGATTCCATGATAAATCATATACCGAAGGCGATTGGCCGAAAGATATTAAATTAAATACCAGCACCTGGAGAGTTGAATGACAGTTTTTTCAAACGAAATGTTTGATGCTACAGAACAGACTTGTTTCTTCGGAAAGCAAGTTAATATTGCCCGTTACGATAAGCAACGTTACAATATCTTCGAGAAGCTGACAGATAAGCAACTCGGATTTTTTTGGCGGCCAGAAGAAGTAGATCTGTCAAGAGACGGCAAAGACTTTAAAGGGTTAAGCGACCATGAAAAGCACATCTTTACAAGCAATCTCAAGCGTCAGATTCTTCTTGACTCTGTTCAAGGACGTGCGCCTAGCCTGGCGTTTCTACCGATTTGTTCGCTCCCCGAACTCGAAACCTGGATCCAAACATGGACATTTTCCGAAACGATTCATAGTCGATCCTACACTCATATCATTCGAAACGTTTATTCAGATCCGTCAAGGGTATTTGACGAGATGCTCGACATCCAAGAAATAGCCGATTGTGCTCATGACATAAGCAAATACTATGATGATCTGATTGAAATGAACAATCTAAATTCCATCGATCCTTACTGGGTTGGTGATAGGCAAGCTGTTGATCCATATCAACACAAGAAGGCTCTATGGCTTTGTCTAAATGCTGTTAACGCTCTCGAAGGAGTAAGATTCTATGTCTCGTTTGCATGCAGTTGGGCTTTTGCGGAAGTTAAGAAAATGGAAGGTAACGCCAAGATCATCAAGCTCATCGCGCGGGACGAGAACGTTCATCTTGCCTCGACACAACAGCTCCTCAAAATTCTACCGAAAGAGGATCCAGACTTTGCTCGCATACAAGAAGAAACACGAGATGAGTGCATCAGCATGTTTTATCGAGTGGTCGAGCAAGAAAAAAGTTGGGCACATTACCTTTTCCAGAACGGTTCGATGATTGGTTTGAACGAAGAGCTTCTTTGTAACTACGTAGACCATATCGCCGCGAAACGTATGGGTGCTATCGGTCTGAACGGTAAGCCAGGAGCGAATCCTTTGCCATGGACACAGAAGTGGATTTCAGGTTCTGACGTACAAGTTGCACCGCAAGAAACAGAAATTACTAGCTATGTGATTGGTGGAGTTAAAAAAGATGTTGATGAAAACACATTCAAAGGATTTACACTATAATGGATTGGATTACTTGCCCCTCATGTGATGAGGAATTTAAAATAATCACAGAAAACACCGCTCTTCCAGAATATTGTCCATATTGTTCTGCAGAGCTTGAGCTTGAAGATCCATTCGACGAAGAATATGAAGAATAAATAGATCTTTCTCCTGATGGAACGTGATCTATGAGTTGGTTATACGAAGACAAAGAATTTACTGAAGTCGAAGATTATTATGGCTTCATATATCTCATCGAAAATTTGGTAAACGGCAGGAAATATATAGGTCGTAAGTATCTGACAAAAGCCGGATACAAAACTGTCAAAGGCAAACGAAAGAAGCTTCGCGTAGAGTCCGATTGGCGAGACTACTACGGATCTTCTACTTCCCTCAAAGAAGACATTGATCTCTACGGAAAAGATAACTTTCGTAGAACGATCTTAAGACTCTGCAAGGGTCGCGGAGAATGTAATTACTTTGAAACAAAATATATATTCGATACAGATGCCATTTTAGATCCTAAATATTACAATAGTTGGGTATCTTGTAAAATTCAAACAAGCCACGTGAAGGCTTTACTTTTCAACCCCGAACAGGAGAATTTATGAGGTGGGTAAGGTACTAGAACACAAGCATTTGATTGTAAGAGCTGAGCTGAACAATCCTCCGCAGTGCACATCGGCGATCGATGAGTGGATGAAGAAGCTGGTCAATCAGATTGATATGAAAATTTTAATGGGACCATACACAGTGTATTCTGATATGGTCGGTAATCGCGGATTGACTGCCGTGACTATCATCGAGACCAGTCATATTGCTCTACATGTATGGGACGAATGCGAGCCGGCGATGGCTCAGCTAGATGTTTACACGTGCAGCACTTTGAATATTCAAGATGTGTTTGATGCCATCACTGAATGGGATCCTACAAAAGTTGAGTATAAGTATATAGACCGAGAAAACGGGTTGACATTAATTGAGAAAAATGAGGTGTTATAATGGGTAAGAAGAGAACACGTAAGACAGTCGTATCGAAAGGCCAACGTCGTTCGATCGTAGCTGGTGTGAAAGAAGTCCGTCAAGATCGTAGCGAAGGCGAAAAGGCCTACAATAAGCTGAAAGCTTGGCGCAAAGGCCAGAATCCATGGATTACTGTTCCTGGTCCGCAGTCTAACATGCGCTTTATTAAAGTGCGTGCGAACGGTGTTTGGGGTAATCCAAAAAATCGATCAACAGGTATTTACAGCAAAGCGACGAGCGATGAATAAGAATATTCTAATCTATACGAAAGACAACTGCCCTTTTTGTGTACAAGCGAAAAACTTGTTTACAAATAAAGGAGAACAGTATATAGAGAAGAAGATAGGAAAAGATATTACGCGCGAAGAGTTTATGGAAAACTTTCCAGACGTAAGAACAGTTCCTTTCATTATAATTGACACAGAAAAGGTAGGTGGTTATGACAAACTCGTTGAATGGTACGACAGACCAGAACGAAGCTTCTTGGCAGAATGAATATCTCAAGAAAACATTATTTGAAAATGTAGTTAATGTTTTGTTTGTAAAGAAAGATGGAACAGAACGCAAGTTAATTTGCACTCTGAAACCAGATCTTCTTCCAGTACAAACTGATCTTGAAGAAGCCGTGCAAAAGAAAACTCCAAATCCAGATGTACTCGCCGTATGGGATATTGAAAACAAAGGCTGGAGATCGTTTCGCTATGATTCGATCCTTGGATACATGGTCCACGAATGATCTACATGGTAGATATTGATCAGACCATCTGTGTAACTCCATGCACAGATGGTCGACATCGTTATGAGCTTGCGTGCCCATATCAGTACCGTATTGATCGTATAAATAGTTTGTACGACGAAGGGCATACCATCATTTATTGGACAGCCCGAGGTTCAGGATCAGGAATCGATTGGACCGAACTTACCAATAAACAACTCAATGATTGGGGCTGCAAGTTCCATGAAGTTCGTCTTGGAAAACCGTCATACGACGTATGGATTGATGACAAGGCAATGAGTGATGTTGAGTTTTTTAAAAGTGTTGACATCGAGGCGAAGTACGATGACTTTTTAGTAAATGGATACAAAAATAATGAATAATCAAGATAAGATTGAACTGAACGAACTGAATAAGGACTCGAATGGTGGAACAGAACTTACCACTCGAAATCTTTTCCACCGACTTTCAAGTGATGAACTCGATGGTGTCCAAATTATCACTGCTCGCGTCCGCGACCTCGATCCTGACCGAATTAAGATCTATCATTTACATGATCTCGCCGGTGATCCGGAAGCTTCACACCTTCAAGATCCAGCTTCTCGAGCTCGCTTTCAAAAGTTGGTCTTCAGTTCTAACTGGCAGTATCAACAGTATCGTGATTATCTTGGAGTTCCATATAGCAATCATTCAACAGTTATCGAAACAGGCATCGAGCCTATTCCACTCGTTGACAAACCAAAGGACAAGATTCGTCTCATTTATACGTCCACGCCTCATCGTGGATTGGAGATTCTGGTTCCTGTCTTTTGCGCTCTCGCCGAGAAATATCCTAACATCGAGCTAGACGTATACTCTTCGTTCGGCATTTATGGTCCAGGTTGGGAGAGTCGCGACGAAGCGTACAAACCTATCTTCGATCGGATGAAAGAGCACCCACAAATCAACTATCATGGTTGGGCAGATCAGGAGACAGTCCGTGCCGCATATCAAAAAGCCCACATCTTTGCGTATCCTTGTATCTGGCCGGAAACTTCGTGCAGGTCTCTTATTGAAGCTATGTCAGCTGGTTGTTTGGCGGTTCATCCTAACTTCTCTGCTTTGGCTGACACGTCGGGTGGGTTGACCGTACAGTATGACGGTGATCATGAGAATCCAAATCTGCATGCTAACATCTTTGCACACACTCTGATGTATGCTATTGAGAACGTACAGAATAATGACATTACTAACATGATGTCATTCGTCAAAGCCTACGCAGACACTCGCTTCGGTTGGGATTCTGTAATTCCCAAGTGGAAGGGACTCATCGCTTCGTTAAAGGAACAACACCGTGATATTGGCCAAAGCACCACTCAGAGTTAGTTTTTTCGGCGGGGGTAGTGATATCCCCGCCCACTTTGCGCAATGGGGTGGAGCAACCATCTCAACTGCCATCGACAAGTATGTCTATGTAGCAGTCATGCATACTCCTCACGACCACATCAAAGTTTCTTATTCGAAACAAGAGTGTGTAGAGAACGTTGAGGATCTTCAGAACGATATTGTCAAGAACGCTTTGAAATTCTTCGGTATCAAATCCAACATCGAGATCACATCATTCGCAGACATCCCTACGATCGGCAACGGTCTCGGTGGATCGTCTGCTTTTACTTGTGCCTTGATTAAAGCGCTATCAGCATATCTTGGTTACGAATACGTAAACCCTTATCTCATCGCAAAGACTGCTTGCCACATCGAGATCGATCTATGCGGTTGGAAGATTGGCATGCAAGATCAGTTTGCATCTGCCTTCGGCGGTATGAACTATATTCAATATTCGAACAGCGGTAATATCACTGTAAAGCGTTTAGATACAATGGGAATCGAGAATTACATAATCTTGATTCCTACAAACGTAGAGCATCATGCAGCAAAGATTCTTGATAAGATTAACTTCGAAGCCAAGACATTTGTAATTCGTGAGCTTGCTCATATGGCAGATATGCAAAGCACTCAAGCTGTAAATCCATTTGACTATGGTGGATTGTTGAATGCTGCATGGATATTAAAGAAACAGATGACTGAAGGCATCTCTTCAGAAGAGATAGATAGTATGTACGATCGATGCCAATCAGCAGAAGCATTCGGATCTAAACTGCTCGGAGCAGGAGGCGGCGGATACATGCTAGCAATCACAGATCAGAAAAACTTGATCCGCCAAGAATTTTCAGACAGAACGTGCCTCGATGTAGGCATCGCACATGAAGGAGCAAGAGTTGTCTATCGAGACTGACATTATATTCGATCATATGGGCTTGATTAATATCGGCTTTGCAAGTATCGATCATGAAGAATTTAAAAAGGCAGCCGAACTCATTTGGTTGACAAGCATTTCGAATCATCGTAACAACATCTATACAATTGGAAACGGTGCTTCTGCTTCCATCGCTCAGCATTGGGCATGCGACTATACCAAAGGATGTAAGAAAGGCGGACTGCGACCAAGAGTTATTTCTTTGGCAGCAAATATTCCACTCATGACAGCCGTGGCGAATGACATCTCTTATGATGATGTTTACTCGTTCCAGCTCGATGCACTCGGGCAAGAAGGCGATGTACTCGTAGCCATTTCTTCGAGTGGTAATTCTCCAAATGTTGTCAAGGCAATTGAGACTGCTAAGTCATTGAAAATAAAGACTATTGCTCTGACAGGATTTTCACCAGATAATAAGTGTGCTCAACTCGCAGATATTTCTTTGCACGTTGATATTCAAGAATACGAAGCAGCAGAAGACGTCCATCAGGCGATCATGCATATGATTGCTAAATATATCAGAACCAGAGGTAAGGTAACTACATAATGTCACAACAACCAGTATCGATCCATCAGATCCAAGCACAATTCGGCACAGACAGTGGAAACTATGAAGTACTCACTGACGCAGCCATTCGATCAAAAGGTGTAGAAGGTGCGGCAGTCGAGATCGGTGTCCGTCTCGGTGGTGGTCTACAACGTATCATCGACGGTCTCGTAGAAAGCGGTCAGACTCCTGAGAAGCCAGTCTTTGGTATTGATCCGTATGGCAACATCGAATATTATCGTGACGAGATCTTCAAAGAAGGTCGCTGTGACTATACGAATGAGATGCGCGACGTGTGCATGATCAACATGTATCTGTATTGTCGTCAGAAGAATGTGAATTTCTACATGTTCAACCTCGAAGACACAGAGTTCTTCAATCGTTATGCAGACGGTGTTCCTGTCTATGCAGAGCATAAGAGTCTTGTCAATAAGTACAGCGTAGTTCACTTCGATGGTCCTCATACGCTCGAAGCGCTTGATACCGAGATTGCGTTTTTCCTTGAACGATCAGATCCTGGCGCAGTCTTCGTCTTCGATGACGTAGAGATGTACGAACACGATGCTGTGCACAATCAATTGCTCGAGTATGGTATGGAAACGGCAATGGAAACTTCTCGTAAGTGGTCATATGTCAAGAAGGAACATATCGACAAAAAGTGGGAACCGGTCGTTGGAACTCCTGGTTGGGAGCCAAACGCAGAGCAGTACACGCCAAAGGGTGGTCCAAGTTTTAATTATAAAATCGACCTATGAAAATAAACATGTACAAATTATCAAAACTGTAGTAGATTGAATAATACAAACAAGGAACTACAGAGGTAAACATGGTCATTAAGGTTAAAGCTAAACCCAAACAGATCTCTCGTGCGGCTATTCGGTCGATCGATGACAAAGCCTATGGCTCAGAACCCATCGTAATCGATGGCTATAGCAATGCTCTGAATTGGTATAACTACATGGCATCTGATGATCAGTCACGCGACTGGTTCTTCACATATGCCAAGAAGAATTATACCAAGGACCAACTCGCACTCCTACGCAAGCTTCCAAAGTGGAAGATTTCCAAAACTCTTGGTAACGTTGCACGTATTCTCCTGAATGGCAATGAGCTGCCGCAAAAGAATCTCGACTATTTCAATGATAGTGTAAAGAATCTGCTTGCGGCAGCCACTCAGATTGTCGAAGAAGTCGAAGATGCGCCAAAGCCTGTCGTCGATATTCAAGCTCGCATTCGTGAGAAGGCCAACTACATCATTACGAGTCTCGAAGAAGAACTCGATAATGTCATCGATGGCAAAGAGTTCTCGATGTACACTTTTTGTCAAGCGAACGAATTGAACGCACAGATTCTCGGCATCGTAGCTGACTACTACCGTCCTCAATATACAGAGATTATGTCGAATGACGAGCAAGTTCAAGAAGCCTTCGGCAAGCGTCTGAAGTTTTGGATTAACTTTTGGCAGAGTTTCTTCGATGACATCGATCGTTATGTAAATAACAAGAAGGCTGTCAAGGTTCGTAAGCCACGTGAGAAGAAAGCAAAGTCTGCAGTCGATCTGGTCAAGAACCTTAAATACCAGAAGGAAGAGCCTTCACTCAAGATTGTCTCTGTCCATCCAGCAGAGATCGTAGGATGTACACAGCTATGGGCTTACAACACCAAATACAAGAAGTTGGCTCGATATGATTCGAGTGGTCCAGCTGGAATCCAAGTGAAGGGCACTACCTTGATCGGTTATGATGTCGAAACTTCTACAAGCAAGAGCTTGCGAAAGCCAGATGTTTCTATTCAAGCATTGCTCGGTGCAGGCAAAGTCAGCCTACGCAAGTTTATGGACGAGATCAAGACCGTAGAGTCGAAGCCGAATGGCCGAATCAATCAAGACACCATTCTACTAAGGGTTATTAAATGACGGACAACGTAATCTTATTTCCAGGTGTCAAGCGCGACGAGGCGCCGCCTCAGAACTTAGACGAAATTCATGATAAGGTTACTCAGACTCGTAAAGAACACGTGGCTGGAGTCATGAATGACATGATTCCTGACATAATTAATATGTTCGGAGCTTATGGCGTAGATATCAATGACGATAAATACATCAAAGATGTAGCCTTAGTCATGGAAGGCATCAAGGCATTGTTGCACAGACAGTATAATCTCGAGCATCCATTTCATAATATGTCTGACAACATATTTGAATTTAGATATAATGAAGACAGTACAATTGAATATACGTATACTTTACCAGATGAAGAGTGAGAAATTGAAATGATTATTATGGACCTTTCGCAGGTTATGATTTCCAATCTAATGATACAACTTGGAAACCACACGAATGCAGATATCGAAGAAGATCTTTTGCGACACATGGTGCTAAACTCTGTTCGAGCTTATAATGTCAAGTTTAAGAACGAGTTCGGCGAGATGATTATCGCATGCGATGCTGGTAATAACTGGCGCCGTCAAGTATTTCCCTATTACAAAGCCAATCGTCGTAAGAATCGTGAGAAGTCCGAGATCAACTGGACTGCCGTATTCGAGACTCTCAATAAAGTCCGCGATGAACTCAAGGATTACTTTCCTTATCGAGTCATTCGTGTCGATGGCGCCGAAGCTGATGATATCATCGGCACTCTTGCACAAACCTATGGCAATACCAACGAGAAGATCTTGATTCTTTCTGGTGACAAGGACTTTGTGCAGCTTCAAGCTTACATGAACGTACAGCAGTTTGATCCTGTACAGAAGAAGTGGCGTAAGACGAACGACGTCGATAAGTTCATCAAAGAACATATCATTCGCGGTGATACTGGCGACGGTGTTCCTAACTTCTTGTCAGCAGATGACACGTTCGTTGTCGGTGCCAGACAGAAACCTATTAGTCAGAAAAAATTAGATCAGTGGCTCGTATCAGATCCAAAGGAATTCTGTGACGAGAAGATGCTGCGCGGTTACCTTCGCAATCAGCAGCTCGTTGATCTCAACTTCATTCCTCCTGATATTAAGAAGGAAGTGCTCGTGCAGTACGAGCAGCAAGCTGGTAAAGGAAGAGATAAACTCTTCAACTACTTTATCGAACGTCGTCTCAAACTCCTATTAGAAAGCATTAACGAGTTTTAATATGCAAAGAACATTAGCGATAGCAGAGATCCTTGATTTGGTCAAGGAAGCAAAAGATGTACCATCAAAGGTTTCTGTCTTACGACAGTATGATAATGAAACACTTCGGTATATCCTTGAATTGGCATTCCATCCTAACGTAGGATGGTGGCTACCAGAAGGAGCTCCTCCTTATAAGCCGAGCGA